ATGGGTCGCAATGATATTTCGTTTGAGACTGCCGGCATGGAAGGTGACGTCGTTGACCACGTGTTCGGCAACTATCAGGAGCTGATCGAGTGGCAGCGCGCTAACCGTAAGTTGTTCTTCATTCTTGGCACCTTGAACCGGTGGAATGAGCCAGCGGGGCATGCTCGGTATGAGCAGGTTGTAGCGCTGAATAAGCGGTTGCGTGATGCTTTCCCTAGCCATTACATTCCATGGCGTGAGTACATTGTGCACCAGGTTATCTACGATCTGGGGATCACGCCTACGGCAGAGGATCTGGCGAATATGGCGAACGATTGCCCGCCACCGTCGGTCATGGCTGATATGACTCACCCGACTCAGGCAGCGGGTAAAGCTACGGCTGATTATTTGATCCGTCCGTGGATGCTCGCTAAAGGTTGGTTCTAACCAACTCTTGTGAACACATTTTTTTGCGCCATTGCGGAGGGCGCATTTTTTATGCCCTCCGCACGGTGCCACCCAAGATTTGAGGTAACCACATCATGACCCGAGAACAAGCAATAGAACAGATCGTCGGAGTCTGGTCGCAGGCAAGTCAAGACCGCTGCGTCGGCATGGATGAGCTCGATGCTGATCGTCGCGACATGCGAGAAGCCCTAAAAACCCTAGGTGTAACCGACGACGAGATAGATCTTCACTAGCACCCAAGATTTGAGGTAACTATGCCTACTCATGTTTTTCAGCCGTCCCGTAACCCGCTGACGGTTCGCCATGGTTGAGTCTATTCCTTGGGCGGCGATCGGTGGGCTCAGTCCGGCTGCGATGCTTACGCTCACTGTCTGGCTTATCCTCACTGGCCGTATCGTGCCGAAGTCCACCTATGACGTGATGGTCAAAGGTAGGGACTCCTGGCAGGAAACAGCCCAGAAAAAGCAAGAGATCATCCATACGCTGTCTGAGACGGTCCGTGAACAGCAGGTAGTGAATGAGACCGTCGCGAAGATCATGACTGCCGTGCAGGACGCGAACAAGCCGGGTGATGGGCGATGATCTGGGGGCGACGTAAGAGAGCGCAAGCCGAAGCTAATGAGGCGTTAGCAGCGAAGATTGAAGCTGATATTGAGTTGGCGGCCGCGTATGAGACTAAACGCGAAGTGGCTCAGCATTCGGAGAAGCTACGCGAAATCAACCGGCAAAATCATTTCAGCGAGGGCCTCTCGCGATCATTTAGGAGCAAGCCCGTATGACCATCCAACCACTCACCGGCATTCTCATGTCGGTTGCTCTACTTGAAACCGTGATCGTCATGATCGGCTGGCACGGGCTAACCGGTGGCACGTGGACTAAGTTCCCTGCTGGTCGCGTCCTTATGGGCTTGCTTGCTGTCATGGCCGCGATTCTCACCCTTGCATCATTCTCAAGCTTCGCACCAACGTTCCCCGGCAGACCGTGGGTCTATATCACCCTGTACACCCTACTAATCGGTGTGCTTGGCTGGCTCGGATACACAATCTTCCGAGAACAACAACGACACAACAAGGACTGAGCGCGGGACACTGGATTTAGCGTGTCCCGCACGAACTAAGCCTAGCTATTCCGCTGGCACATGTCCTCTTCGGTCATTCCATCTGGGCTGTGCCAGTCACCGCACTTAGGGCACAGACCGCCTTCTACCTCATCTTCGATCATGGAATCGTCGTAACTCATTTTTTTCCTGCTTTCTAATTGAAATCGAGTTGGCGGTACGAAACCTTAACAGTGATTCACTATCCGCGCCACCCTTGCGTGGCTTTTCTTTTGACCAGGCACAAACGGTGTCTGGTTTTTCTATGCCCGAAAGGACTTGGCAATGAGTTTTTATCTTGCCCCTTCGCTTGTGGATCTCCGCAGCGAAGCCGATACCCGCTGGCCTAACCGTGACAAGGCTTCGGATGGCTCTGTTGGCGATTTGAACCACAGCGCCCGCGTATCCGATCACAACCCGGACTATGCAGACGGCGGAATCGTCCGAGCCATCGACGTAGACAAAGACGGCATCGACGTTACCGCGTTCCTGAACGCCACGATCTACGATGCCCGAACCTCCTACGTCATCTACAACTACCGCATCTGGGGTGGTACGCGCTGGCGCAAGTACGAGGGCACGAACGCGCACACCAAGCATGTTCACGTCTCAATCAAGCACACTACCGCCGGCGCGAAGTCAGGTTCGTGGGGACTTGCCAAGGGTGCTGTGAAGCCTGTCGCTAACCCGGAGACGGTGAAGGTGAAGACGATCAAAGACCAGTCGCCATCCAACACTCCGAACGGATCCACCACATTCCCAACGGACTATGCCGAGTTGAAGATCAACGGCAACTTCAAGTCATGGGAGCAGGGCGCGATTCAGATCCTCATGTTCCAGCTCGGCTACAAGTCGAACAAGCAGTGGGATGGCAAGATCGGCAAGCTTGGATACACGGACCTGCAGAACTGGCTACAAGATGTACGCGACCCGCAGGGCCTTCCGTACTACACCAAGACCCCAGTCGCGAAGTGGGGTGTACCAAAGGGAACTGCCCTCAAGGTAGATGGTGGGGCAGGTAAGTGGTTCTGGTACGAGTTCCAGCGGTACCTCAAGGACCGCAAGTTCTACACCGGTGTCCTCGACGGCGCCCCGAAAAAGATGACCTACGAGGCGATCCAGCGTTGGCTCAACGACAACAACGACTACTAGGAGACAGCATGTCTGAAACCTTCTCGGCCCTTTGGGCTTCCATCGTCCGTACCATCGTCCCGATCATCGTCGGCTCAGTGCTTGGCTGGTTCACCGTCTTGAACATACCAGTGGATCCAGACTTTGAAGGCGCGCTCACCGTACTGCTCACACTTTTGCTAACAACTGCCTACTACGTGGCCGTGCGACTCTTTGAAACCTACATCAGTCCGAAACTTGGCTGGCTGCTGGGTTACGGGAAATCTCCAGACTCCTATTCGAAAGAACAGCCTGGTAAGCACGTAGCCGATTAGACCCCTGCACGGTGGCAGGGTGACGACCATCGCAATGCTGGGCTCCCGGAGACGGCCGCTCCCCGGGAGCCTGGCCAAAACGTAAACCGCCCGATCATTTTCCTTTCTTGGGGAAAATGACCGGGCGGTTTTTTGCGTTAATTATCGATCATTGGACGAGAGTAGCTACGCCTCGCCAAGATTCTTCGTCTGTGTTGTAGGTCAAGGTGCAACTATATGGAGTCGCAACCATGCCGCCAAAAGTATTCTGCGCCTCGACGGTACCGCTCGATCGCCAGCTTGCGCCAGCTCCACTAGCCGTCTGGTTAGAGAACTTAGCAGTAGATGGCGCCTTTAGTTTTTCTTTGACGAACTCTTGGCAGTAGTACCTTGCGTCGTACTCTGTCGGTTCGCTCTTCTTGTCTCCCCCGTTGAACATGGAGACTGTGCATCCACCAATGATGAGGACCATCACGAGAGCGATAAACCCTCCGCAGCCTAGAACCGCCTTTCCGGTACCGCTCATCGGTTTGCGGGTAAGGGAGATCGTGTCTCCAACTTGCTGACCGGAAACATATCCAGCTTTGTCTATTTGTGCCAGGATGTCATCTTGGCTATCTGCTGACGTAAGGGTAGCGACAGTCTTTCCGTCTTCTTGGATCTGGATTTTTCGAATACGTGCTACTGACTGATTGGACCCTTCGCCGATGAGCATCTCTGATGGCTCACCGATTTTGGCAGTCAGGTTTCCCTTGGGCAT